ATGCATCATTTGAATGGGATATGAGATTCAAGGAGAACTTTATTGATAAAGCCGATCCGGAATGGATACTGACAATAGTGGATTGCCACATCTAAGAAGGGGGACAGCGAATGAAGCGTGAAAAGCTTGAAACATACATAGGCAGACAGGTCAAGGTGCTGCTGTTTGATGGAAGAGCCTACAAAGGTTGTCTGCAGAAGACCAATACAGATGCGGTTAAGCATAATCCGAACCTGTACTGGAAGCATAATTACTATGCATTGCTTGACAAGGGAGGGAACACTACAGGACCGATCTTCCGGTGCTCCCATGTTACGAGGGTGAAGGAGGTAGGCTGATGCAGGTACACAGGATGGAGGATTATAGGATAAGTCACCGGGTTGGTCGCTCAAATGGGACTGGCCAATATTTTGTCAACAGCAGAGGGAACAAAAAGGAAGTATTAGCATTTGCGGAAACATACGAAACGCATGCGGGGAATTTTAAGCCAGAAAGATGGGTTGAAATCATGAGAGAATGCGTAGCTGCATCCGGTTCTGAGGCACTGTTACAGCGGATTATAGACCATGTAAAAGCAAGTTGTGTATGGCTGAAGAAAGATGCTGAACGTGAAGAGTATGCTTTGGACATACTTGCCGGAAGGATTTACAGGCAAGGCCATGCGTGGAGTGACTTTTCGACAGAAGGTATTGCCGAAAATACAGCGTATGTCTTCGATTTCCAGGGAGAGAGTACATGATATGCGAGAAATGCGGACGAGCCTTAAAGGATGCCGAGAGCATCCTGAGAGGTTACGGACCGGTATGTTACAAGAAGATAATGCCACCTCGGCCAAAGAAAACCAGAGCAGCCAAAGGAGATTGCAGTCCTGTGGATGACTGGGATTATGAGGTGCCGGGACAAATGGAACTGAGTGATTTTATAGAAATGCCGAAAGGAGGGAATGACGATGATTAAGTATTTTTGCGATCGGTGCGGAGTGGAAATGACAAAGGAGAAAAGGCATGGTTTCGTGTCCGTAAATACCAGAGATAAAGCAGAGGGAGATCTGTTGGAGGAGAATGAGTTTGAAAGCTGGCTTTTCTGCAAGAAGTGTACGGAGGATATCCGGAGATATGTGCGTACATTGCCGTTAAAACCGTCTCAAAACGATGAAAAGCGTGATCAAAATAAGGAAAAATGTGATCAAAACGAGGGAAAGCGTAGCGAATCTGCTGAAAGTGAGACAAAACCGCAGGAAACCGTATCTGAGGAGGTGGAAGATGAAAGCACGACCGGAAAGAAAAAGTATGATGTAGGCAAGATTATGGCTTTGAAAAAGGCAGGGTGGAAGGTCAAGGACATTGCAGATGAAATGAAAATGACACCACAGCAGGTTTCCAACCAGATTTATCTCTACAACAAGAAGATGCAGGAGAACGGAGCTGAGACAGAGGTACACATGAGCCGGATCGAGCCGACAAAGAGACCAAAACTTTAACAACGAATTGGAGGAATAATGCAAAATGTCAGAAATTAAATGTACAACGATAGAAAAAATTGGTATAATAAGACAAGGCGCCAACGGGTGGAACAAAGAACTCCGGTTGGTAAGCTGGAATGATGCCGATCCTAAGTATGATATCAGAGACTGGTCGCCCGATGATGAAAAAATGGGAAAAGGCATTACACTTACAGAGGAGGAAGCAAGAAACCTGTTAGGTCTTCTTGAAAAGCATTTCGGATAAAGCGGTACCAGGAACCGGAATATTTTTAGGGAGGTCTGATCAATGGATGGAAATGAAAACGCACACTCTACCCTCATAGCATTAAGTCCCGAAGATTTACACGATCTTCTTGAAAAGGCGGCTGAGGTAGGAGCAAACGCAGGCATAGATAAGTATGTCGAAGAATTGAAGAAATCGCAGAAGAAACGGGGAGATAGAAGGCTCCATAACACGAAACTTCTGCTCCGTAATTTCCGCATGTTACAGGAGAATGCGGAAAACTCCGTATTCGGAAGGACACAGATGGAGGAGTCAGCTGCAGATATCCTCGAAAGCATGATGAACATTTACAATGACGTCCTTGTGGTGGAAAGCATTAAGAACAGTGCTACAAGAACCGGTATTATCGTAAGCCACGTCCGGACGATGTTGGAAATCTTTGAGGTATGCTGCGAGAAGTCTTCAAACGAGCTGGACAAACGGAGATATGATATCATATACGGATTATACATATCCGAAGACAAAATAAGCAGGAAAGAGCTTGCTGAGAAGTGGAATGTATCCAACGACACGACATACATTGACGAGAAAATTGCTCTCGAAAGACTGTCGGCACTTATTTTTGGGGTGGATGGCTTGACATTACAATAAATCCCCCATTTCAAAAAAGTTTCGGTTGACGTTCAAATATATAAGTGGTAAAGTGAAATTCGTAAAATTCTAAATCGTAAAGCATCGGGCAAAAACTCGGTGCTTTTTTGTTGCTCCTTCGACTATAAAAAACCGAAGGAGGTAACAAAAATGCAAGGGATAATCGTATTGATTGTCTATGCACTCTTGATGGTGGGTGCGACAAAAGCTTTTACGAAAAGAGAAGACGGAGGCGAGAGCTTCCATGTAGGACACAGAAATATGGGAATGGTAGTATCGGCAATGAGCATTGCGGCAACCTGGATATGGGCGCCGGCTTTATTCACGTCGGCAGAGAAGGCCTACTCGAATGGCATTGCAGGGCTGTTCTGGTTTTTAGTGCCGAATATTTTATGCCTGATCCTGTTCATTCCATTTGCAAGAAAAATCCGGCGGGATATGCCGGACGGAATCACGCTTTCCGGGTATATGCACAAGAAATACAAGTCCGAGCCGGTAAAGAGAGTATATCTCTTTCAGCTCACAGCACTTACAATCCTGTCAACTGCAGTTCAACTGTTAGCAGGAGGCAAGATACTGAGTACGGCAACGGGCTTACCATTATGGGCTATGACTATCGTACTGGCAGTCATAGCTTTTTCTTATTCGCAGATTTCCGGAATCAAGGCTTCTGTCTTTACGGACGCAATTCAGATGGTGTTCCTGCTGTTGGCATGCGCAATCTTCGTTCCATGGGCATTGAAGCTTAATGGGGGAGCAGCTGCCATTCAGATTGCAGGAGCAGGCGGAGAATACGGACACCTGTTTTCGGAGAAAGGTTTGGAAGTATTTCTGGGATTTGGACTGCCTACGGCAATCGGACTGTTTGCCGGACCTTTTGGAGACCAGTGCTTCTGGCAGAGAGCTTTTTCAATCAGGAAAGACAGAATCGGACGTTCATTCGGTCTTGGAGCTGTGATGTTTGCGGTCGTTCCACTTTCAATGGGAATTCTCGGATTTATCGCAGCCGGCACAGGATTTATTCCGACAGACACAGGAATGGTAAACTTTGAGTTGATCAAGGCGATATTCCCTGCATGGGTAATCATTCCATTCATGTTCATGCTGATTTCCGGACTGCTTTCCACAGTGGATAGTAACCTATGTGCAATCGCATCACTGACAACGGATCTGAAAGCCACAGCGAGATTGAAGGATGCAGACCAGATAAAAGCATCTAAGGCATCCATGATTGTCTTGCTTATCGTTGGAATACTGATTGCAAATATTCCGGGACTGACAGTAACGCACATGTTCTTGTTTTACTGCACACTAAGAGCCACAACAATGTTGCCTACCATGCTTACACTGATGAATGTGAGGCTTACGGCAAGCGGAGTTGTCGTAGGAGTGCTTACAGCATTCCTTGTAGGGCTTCCTATTTTTGCCTACGGGACGATTTCCAACCTGTCAGCATATAAAACAGCTGGAAGCCTGATAACAGTCCTCTCGTCTGGAATGGTGGCACTGGTTATTTCTCGTGTCTTAAAAAGAGAGGCGGTGGAATAAATGGGACAACAGATACTTGGGAGAAAACAGAAAATTAGTAATGATGCATGGTTGGAGGCAATGAAGCAGATTGAAGATCTTGTCTCAAAATCAGAACTTGATGCAAGAGTGGGACAGACAGTAAAAGATATCATGGCTACAACAAATGGAAAGAAAGCTGCAGTTGCATGGAGTGGTGGCAAAGATTCCTTGGTGCTCGCAGATGTCTGCAGACAAGCAGGAATAGAGGATAGCGTCCTCGTAGTGAGTAATTTGGAGTATTCAGCATTTACAGAATGGGTGGATAGGAATAAGCCTCCTAAACTGGAGATTATAAACACAGGGCAGGATATTGAATGGCTTGTGAAACACCCGCAGATGCTGTTCCCACAGGATTCCAACACTGCGGCGCAATGGTTTCATATTGTTCAACACAGAGGACAGGCAAAGTATTATAAGGCTCATGAGCTTGATATGATCTTGCTTGGACGCAGAAGAGCTGATGGAAACTACGTCGGAAAAGGGAGCAATATATATACGGACGGAAAAGGTGTCACACGTTTTAGTCCTATGGCTGATTGGAGCCATGAAGAAGTATTGGCATATATCCATTATTACAATTTGGTAATGCCTCCAATTTATGATTGGAAAAACGGATATTTATGCGGCACCCATCCATGGGCGGCACGACAATGGACGGGATCCATCGAAAACGGATGGAAAGAAGTCTACGAGATTGAGCCGGATATAGTGAAAGAAGCTGCCAAGAAAATTCCAAGTGCAAAAGAATTTCTAAAGGGCTTGGAGTAACACACCATTTGCAGATGGTTTATTACGTCACTCTCCTTCAAAATAATATTTTGGAGGAAAACATTATGAATAGCATTACTATGAAGCTTACCGATATGGTAAGACCTGAGAAAAATGTCCGCATCCATACAGAGCAACAGCTCAGAGAATTTGAGCGAAGCGTGAAGATGTTCGGGCAGATTAGACCGATTGTTGTTGATGAGAAGAATGTAATCCTCGCCGGCAACGGATTATATGAAACCCTGCTCCGTATGGGGTATGAGGAAGCATTGGTGTACCAGTACACTGATTTGACAGAGAACCAGAAGAAAAAACTTATGATTGCTGACAACAAGATATTCTCACTGGGTATCGAGAACCTTGACACACTCAATTCTTTCTTGGAAGATCTGCAGGGGGACCTTGATATTCCTGGTTTCGATTCAGAGATACTGAAACAGATGGTATCGGATGCCGAAGAAGTGACCGAGAAACTATCGGAATATGGCACTCTTGATGAATCAGAGATACAGGCGATTAGAGACAGGACAGAGAGAAGCCAGAAGCCCACAGAACCAAATATGCCGGATTCTGGTTCTAGTACCAATGAAAATCCACAGAATACAGCTATTACAACCACAAGTGATGCTGTCCATGAGGAGCAGGACGAAGAAACCGCCGAGGTAAAGAAATTCGTTATCTGTCCGAAGTGCGGTGAGAAGATATGGCTGTAAAGAGATGTGAGTCCAGCATCGATGTTGTAAAGGCTGCTGAAATACGGATCACAAACGTATTCAACAACGGACTGCCGGTATATATGTCCTTTTCCGGCGGGAAGGACAGCTTATGCATGGCACAGCTGATTTACAACCTTGTGCAGAGAGGAAAGATCAATCCAAGCCAACTTGTAGTGCAGTTCATAGACGAGGAAGCCATATTCCCATGCATTGAGGAGACTGTAAAGACTTGGAGAAAGAGATTTCTTCTCATGGGTGCCAGATTTGAATGGTATTGTCTGGAAGTAAAACATTACAACTGCTTCAACGAATTATCGAATGATGAAACCTTTATCTGCTGGGATCACACAAAAGAGAATGTGTGGGTAAGAAGACCGCCTGCATTTGCAATCAGGAATCATCCGCTCCTCAGACCGAGGATTGATGCGTACCAAGACTTCCTTCCGAGAACCTGTCAGAGTGGAATCACAATAACAGGAATACGGACAGCAGAATCGGTGCAGAGATTACAGAACATTGCATCCATGATAAAGGCAGGAAAGACAATGACGAATAAGCACCAGGTCTTTCCGATCTATGACTGGACAAACAATGACGTATGGCTTTACCTGCTGAATGAGCATGTTGACATTCCGGAGATTTACCTGTTCTTGTGGCAGGCAGGAACCCGAAAAGGTCAGCTGAGGGTATCACAGTTCTTTTCTGTGGATACTGCACGTAGCCTTGTGAAGATGAATGAGTATTACCCTGACCTTATGGAGAGGGTAACACGCAGAGAACCTAATGCATATCTCGCAGCACTGTATTGGGACAGCGAGATGTTTGGCAGGAGCACAGCCGCACGAAAGAACAATGAAAGCGGGCAGGGGCAGAAAGACTATAAGGCAGAGCTTATAGAGATGTTCAATAACATGGACATTTATTTTACAACAAAGCATAAACGGTATGTGGCTTCCAGATACCGAAATTTCTTCATATCTGTTGCGGCAATAGCAACGGATAAGGATTACAAAGCTATTTACGAGGGGCTTATCTCCGGAGATCCTAAGCTCCGTTCTTACAGGGCACTCTACCAGAGGATATATGGCCGGTATATTACCGAGGCTAAGAGGGAGGAGGCGAAGAAGAATGGATAAGCTTATGGAGCCTTCCTCTACTCTCCAATGGGTAGACAGGACATTGGTAAAGCCGAATGATTACAACCCGAACAAGGTATCAAAGCAAAACCTTGAACTGCTCACACAATCTATTTTCACAAATGGGTGGACGCTTCCGATTGTCGTGAGACCGGATTATACGATTATTGACGGATTCCACAGATGGACTGTTGCAGGTCCGGAATGGAAGTATGTGCCACCTTCAGAAAAGGACAAGAGAACGCTGTTTGAACGTCTTGGAGGTAAGGTGCTGGTCGTTATCGTTGATCACAAGGACAAGGCAGGTAATATTTACGGCACCGTTACCCATAACAGGGCAAGAGGTACACACCTGCTCGAACCAATGAAGAAAATCGTCAAAGAGCTCATGGAAGAGGGCAAGTCGGTAGAAGAAATCGGCAAGCAGCTTGGCATGAGACCGGAGGAAATATTCCGTTTATCAGAGTTTTCAAAGGAGGACTTCTTGAAAATGATGGTACAGGAGAAGAAAAACTTTTCCAAAGCGGAATATATAACGAAGATATAATGATAAAACGAGAAATATTCGTAATTGCGGGGGAGTGTGAGTGCTTCCCCTTTTTCATGTACCCACGAAACAATATCAAAGCTGATGGGAGGGAGGTAAATGCCAACACCAAGAAGTCCAAACGTGGACAAGAGAAGTGATGAACGCAAGCAGGCTGAGAAAATGTATCTGGAAAGCAAGGGAAGCCTTAAACTTGTTGATATTGCTGAAAAGCTAAAGGTACCTGCTAACAAGGTACGGAAGTGGAAGTCCATGGACGGATGGGAGGCAAAGCTTAACCCAACCAAAGCCGATAATGGCAAAAAAAAACAAGTGGAGCGTTCCACTTCGGATAAAGGGAGCGTTCCACGTAAGAGAGGTGCTCCAAAGGGCAACAAGAACGCAGTGGGAGGAAGAGGCAATCCAAACGCTAAGCCGCCGGATGCGACAAAGCATGGAGGGTACTCGGCCGTCTACTGGGATACGTTGGATGAAGACGAGAAGAATCTCATTGAGGATATGCCAAAAGATGAGGAAGAACTGCTGATAGAGCAGATACAGCTTTTCTCGGTCAGGGAACGACGGATTATGAAAGCAATCAATAAATACCGCAACAGCGAAAGCCCTGTGGCATTGGCATTTTCGCAGAGGTCGGAGCGGAAGCGGACATTTGAGAATGACGAGGATAAAGAGGAATATGCCAGAAGGATAGCAGAAAAGGTTGCTGCCGGAGAAAGACTTCCGGGCAATGAATATTCGGTATTTACCCAGACAGATAACAAAGACCAGATCATAGCAAGGCTGGAATCAGAGTTATCCAACGTACAGTCCAAGAAGACTAAGGCAATCGAGGCATTATCTAAGATGCACATTGAGCACCAGAAGCTTGACGGCGGCAATAAAGGCAATGACGTTGTAAGGATGTGGGCTGAGAAGGTGCTACAAAACAGGAGGGATTCGGATGGATGATAACCAATGGCTGAATGACTTCCTGGAGGACAGCATACCGAAATGGAAAGCTGATCCGGTAATGTTCATGAGAGAGGTTCTACTGTTTGAACCGGACGACTGGCAGATCGAGGTTGCACATGATCTGAGGGATTACCCGAGGGTATCGGTCAAGTCTGGGCAAGGTGTCGGAAAGACAGGTCTTGAGGCGGCACTGCTTCTGTGGTTCTTGGTATGTTATCCATATCCAAGAATAGTTGCGACAGCTCCGACGAAGCAGCAGCTCCATGATGTACTGTGGTCTGAGGTTGACAAGTGGATGAACAACTCTCCTTTGCTTCCTATGCTCCTTAAATGGACAAAGACCTATGTTTATATGATTGGCTATGAAAAGCGTTGGTTTGCTGTTGCTAGGACTGCTACGAAGCCAGAGAATATGCAGGGCTTCCATGAGGATAACATGCTATTCATTGTGGACGAGGCTTCCGGTGTTGCGGATCCTATCATGGAGGCAATCACAGGTACTCTTGCAGGAGAGAACAACAAGCTTCTGCTGATGGGGAACCCGACAAAGACCTCCGGAACATTCTATGACAGCCACACTGTAGACCGTTCGCTCTATAAGTGCCATACGGTCAATTCAGAACACAGCAAGCGTACCAACAAAGAGAATATCGAAGCCATGAAGCGGAAGTACGGAGCGGACAGCAATGTTGTTCGTGTTCGTGTTTATGGAGAGTTTCCACAGCAGGAAGATGATGTATTCATCCCCATTTCATGGTTAGAGCAGAGTTGTAAGACGGAGATATCAGAGAGGACAGCAAGGGCATTAGGCATATATACAGACGATAAAGGGCGGAAATATCCACAGGACCCGTCACTAATAGATAAGATTGAGATTGGCTGTGACGTTGCCAGATTTGGTGATGATAAGACATGCATAGGCTTCCGCATCAATGAGGTTGTGAAGATATTCAAGAAGTACAACGGGCAGGACACAACATGGACAGCCAGTAATATAGCAATCCTTTATAAACAGCTGAGGAGCAAATATAAATATACTGGTCCAATAGGTATTAAAGTGGATGATGGCGGTGTTGGCGGCGGTGTCGTTGACCAGCTTCGCAGTTATGCCAGAACAGAGCCTGCGGTATGGCAGGATTCACACCTGCTTCCAATCAATTTCGGACAGCCTATCAGCCATCGGTATTACGTGGATTCCACAACGTACATGATGGGTGTGGTTAAGGACTTGATTGCTCCGTTTGATGAAGAGGGGCGACCGCATAAGCCGGAGATACTGCTTCCTGATGATAACGACCTCATAGGTCAGCTGTCGTGTAGGAAGTATTCTTTTGCAAGTAACTCAAAACAGAAGGTTGAAAGCAAGAAAGATATGAAGGACAGAGGGCTTACGTCTCCGGATGAAGCCGACTGCATACTGCTTGTCTGCTTGCCTATGACGTACAAGAAGAAAGGAGGGAAAAAATAATGTCTGAGGAAAAACCGGTCAGACAGGTTGGTGTCAAGATTGTGAAGGCAGATAACTCCGGGGAGACACCAACGGTTTTTGTTGAAAGCCAGAAACCGATTGAAAAGTCAGATAAAAGCGAACAGCTGAGCATGGTAAATGCTGTAAATGCATCTGAATGGATTACGCACCCTATCGACATGAGAGGGTTGAAGGAGCTGGTAGACAATTCCACCATCCTTCCGCAGTGCATAAGAGCATATAAGAGCAATATAGCAGGCTTTGGAATCAGCGTTGGATACTGCGAGGATTACGAGGAAGAAACCGCAGAGATGCAGGCGGAATGGAATGCGATGGAGAGAGTCATCGACCTGCTCAATATGGACTGCATGTCGAAGGAAGTCTTCGAGAATGTGATTCGGGATAGAGAGACATTCGGAATATCATATTGCGAGGTTATCCGGGATATGAAAGGGAATGTCGTACAGCTGGAGTTTATCATTGATACTCCGTCAATCGACATGACATATCCGTTAGAGCCTTATATCGAGGCAGAGTTTTTCTATAAGGGCGAGAGAATGATGCGAAAGAAGAAGTTCAGAAAGTTCCGACAGAACGTAGCCGGCAGGACAGTTTACTTTAAGGAGTTTGGAGATCCTCGAATTATGGATAAGAGAACTGGAAAATATGTCACTGAGGAAGATATGGAGCCGGTCGATATTGACGATCAGGCGAATGAGATAATTGATTTCAGACTTGGCAGTATGCCTTATGGAGAAGTGCGGTGGATAGGGCAGGTACTCACTGTTGACGGAAACAGGAGAGCAGAGGTTCTGAATAACGCATACTTCCGCAAGGGCAGGCACACACCATTGATGATACTGGTTAAGGGTGGAACGCTCTCTGATGATGCATTCACGAAGCTCCAAACATACATGAATGAGATCGAAGGGGAAAAGGGACAGCATTCGTTCCTGATCCTTGAAACAGAGAACAATGAGACGGGTGCAGCGTTCCAAGACCAGAAGCAACCGGAGGTCGAAATAAAAGACCTTGCCTCAATCCTACAGAAAGATGAATTGTTCCAGGAGTATCAGGAGAATGGCAGGAAGAAAACACAGTCAGCTTTCCTGCTTCCAGATCTGTATGTCGGATACACGACAGATTTTAACAGAGCTACTGCACAGACAGCTATGGAGGTTACTGAAAAGCAGGTATTCCAGCCGGAAAGAACATCTCTTGCGTGGGTAATCAACAACAAGCTGCTGAATGGATATGGATTCAAGCACGTTGAAGCTAGGTTTGATGAACCGGATATAACCAATCCGGACGATATCCAGAAGATACTCAATATCACAGAGAGAGCCGGAGGATTAACACCGAACCTTGCCAAGGAGTACACCTATGAAGTCCTCGGTAAAGACGGATGTGCTGACTATGATGGAAAATGGGGAGACGTTCCCCTGGCATATTCCAGAACAGTCACCCAGAACCAGCTACAGGCGAATTTAGGAGCGGGAGCAGGGGAACAACTGCAAACGACCGGAAACGAGCCTACAGGTCAAAATACAAAGCCACAGGGCAACGAGAAAACGGTTACCGAGGAAGAACTTGCCATACTTGATGGACAGATAAAGAAAGCAGAGCTGAATGATGCAGAGCTGGTTCCAATTATGAAGGAAATCAGAAACGCATTGGGAGCATACCGAGAGAAAGCTGGTGATTGATATGGCTGACAAGTCGAAGTATTACCAGATGGTGGCAGAAGCAATTATCGCTCATGCTGATCCAATCTATGATGCTATAGACAGATACTTGGCAAAGGCTGACGAAGACCTTGAGGACGAGCTGAAGGAGGAAGGCTACGCAGAGCCGAAGGATACAGTGTCGGAGATAAACTCTTTAGAGGAGGAAATCGCCGACATTCTTCATTCCCAGACTACTGCTCTTGTCACTGCTCTTAAAGCCGCAGATGGAGATTGGGATGCCGCACAGGAGAATGTCTCTGATATGATCGATGAAGACGACATAGCGGAACAGGTTACCGAAGCAGCCAATGCGATGTATGAGCTCAACATCCCGAAGCTGGCAACAGTATATATACAGGAATCAGATGGAGAGCTTGTGATAGACACTTTGCGGCAGAGAACATCTGAATGGTTCGCCTCATGGAGCGAACAGCTCGGCAATCTGATGAAAGTAAACACCCATAAGCAGATCACTGACCTTATCCAGGAAACGATAGCGAATGGGGATGATATTGCAACGCTGACACGCAAGATTATGGACGGAGGCTGGCGAACGGAATACTACCAAGCGAAACGTGTTGCTGTAACTGAGGTACTTAGGGCACACAGTGTAGCGAAAGAGGAAGCCATTCAGCAAAGCCCGGTTGTTGATATGAAAGAGTGGCGGCACACAGGGGTACATAAGATTAAGCCTCGCCCGAACCATGTTGCTATGGACGGACAGATGGTGCCGAAAGACCAGCCTTTTGAAATGCAGGGCAAGGACGGTGGCACATATTATCCTATGTTTCCTCGTGATCCGAACCTTCCGGCAGGCGAAAGCATAAACTGCCATTGTATTCACAGGGGAATCGTTAATCAGGAAACCTTGGGATTGTCTATTGACGAACGGAAGAAGATGCAGCAGGCATTCATTGACAATGACGATGGAAGCTGGGAGAAAGAGCAAAGCGAGAAAGAAAAAGCTAAAGCAGGAATTGTTCCGTATGAAGCAACGCAGAGCAGATCTGTTTCACAGGCAAACACCAAAGCCGCAGACAAGTGGGCGAAAACTCACCTAGGTGTCAAGAAGACGAATTATACGAAACAGGACATTAAGGCTGTTAATCGGGTAAATCGTGCTATGCAGAGACTTTACAAGGAATATCCGCAATTAAATGGCTTCATTGACGAAATCCGTTTTGTTGATAACCTTGGAACAGATGCCGCCAGAGCTGCAATCAGCAAGAAGGGTTCAGAGATAAAAACAGTTCTGAAAATATCAAGCTCTCATTTTGCGGACCAGAAAGTTATCAATAATCTGATAAAATCACAGGTTGAGGAAGGAAATTGGACACCGAAGTCCGGTGCTTATGGAATTCTGAAACATGAGATGGTTCACATGGTTACATATAAGAAAACCATAAGTATGTATGACAATCTGGATGATACATGGAAAGCCATTGATGGAGATGTGTTCTGCAAATCCATTATGGAAGATGCTATGAGTGCTTGCAATTTAAAGATTGATCGTAGTATAATTAAGCAGAAGTTAGGTATATACGCAGCAAAACGTCCAGATGAATTTGTTGCAGAAGCCGTATCTTCCACAAAGAACACTAAGTTGGAGAAAACGGTCAAGAAGCTGTTTAAGGAAAGGACTAGTGAATAATATGTTAATTTATCCTTCGGAACTTGCAGGAAAAATTGAATATGATGAATCTGGTACCTTGGTGCCGACGTGTGAGCTTACGGAAGAGGAACAGAAAATCTTTGATGAGTTTGCCGAGGCTGACAAACGAGAATCTGAGGAAAGATTTAATACAGACTAATTATTGCGAAATTAGCATCCGAGAGGGTGCTTTTTTTATTGCCTTTTTTCGGGAGGGAGGTGGCATCGTGAGTTACAAGCAAAGGCATTCGTATCTGATGCAAAAGTTGTGCATTTTCCGCTACTTGCTATGAGGAAGGAGGTGATCCTATTATCTCGGAGCTGTCCGTTAAACAGTAAATAAACCAGAAGGAGGTTTGAGAGTATGCCTAAGATTGCGAAAGCATACGCAATTACAGACGCAAAAATCAGCTTCGTATCGTTGGTTGACAAGGCTGCGAATAAAAAGCAGTTCCTGATTACTAAATCAGAGGACGGTGCCGCAAATTTCGCCACGTTTGGACGAATTTTGAAGGCAGACGCAGACAGCCACTTTGTGACAGGTATCGTGTATGAGCCCATGGTAGAGGATACACAGGGCAATTACATGACGGAGGAGGAGATTACCAAGGCTGCTTATTGGTTCGCCAAGAACGGCAATCAGGTAGACCTTCAGCACTGCTTCAAGAAGTGTGACGGAGCAGAGGTGGTTGAATCCTATGTTGCAAAATGCGATATGGAGATTGAAGGAGAAACGATCAAGAAAGGCACATGGCTCATGACCATGGAGATTACGGACGCTGATGTATGGGATTCCATTCAGAAAGGGGATATCACAGGATTCTCTATGGGTGGTGTTGGTGTCTACTCTGAGGAAGATGTAGAACTTCCGGTAGAGAAGCAGGAAGAGCCGAAAGGGCTTTTTAGAAAGCTTGCAAAGGCTATGGGCTTCGATGTCGTTGAGAAAGGTGCTGTGAAGAACAATTTCAAACGACGTGTGAAAGAGGATAACTTCTACTCTGCATGGTATGCGCTTAGAAGCTGCCTGGAAGGCAATTTCTACAATCCCGATACTGGCTCCTGGGAATGGGGATATAACTCTGACGAGGAGACCATCAAAGACGCTCTCACAGATTTCAATGATATTGTCACGCAGCTTCTTACGAGTGATGGCAGTATTGTTAAGTCATTGGAGAAGGCGGCAAAGGAAGCTCCTGCGCCTGTTGAAAAAGCAGGAAAGAGTATCAGTACCAAGAATCTAAGTGCCCTTAAAGGCATTTATGATACGCTGGGTTCATTTTTGTCTGAGTTCACTGATAATTCAGAGGGCGAAGGTGGAGACACAGTAGCAAAAAATAACGTCAAAAAGGAGGACGACGAAATGAAGCGAGAAGAAGTTCAGCAGATGGTAGGGGAT